ACCTGACGAATTAAAGTATAACCATTTGAGTGAAATCCGTTTGATTTTAAACCTAACATAACATCACCAACATCAATACCACTGCCGTCAATAAACCTGTCCTTAGGACAAGCTCCAACACCAAATCCAGCAACGTCAAACTCTCCTTCCTTATACATATCACCCATGATGGCAGTCTCTCCACCAATCAAAGGAATACCATCGCCACACTGTGCTAGACCCTCATTAATACCATCAATCAGTCCCATTGCATCTATCGAATCAATCGTATTGACTGATAAATAATCGTTGAAGAATATGGGTTTAGCGCCCGTACAAACAAGGTCATTGACCACCATAGCGACCAAGTCAATACCAAGGTTTTTAATATCAACACCTTCTTCCTTCTGTGCCTGAGTGTACATTTTTACCTTAGTCCCCACTCCATCAGTAGATGATACAAGGTAATCATCACCAATATCAAATGCTCCACCAAAACCACCTAACCAAGGCATTTTTTGCCCCAACTTAGCATTAAACATATCCTGTTCGTGTAAGTCTACACCACTGTCTTTATAATTCATTTGTTTGCCATCCCACAACCAATATATTCATTAGATGCTTTATCATACCCTCGTTTATATGCAATTTCTATCATTTGAGCAAGTGATTTGCCTTCACGTACTAATTTATATAATTCTTCGTTTGTCATAATATATCTGCCTTTGATTTGTCTAATCTAGTTTCTATGTAAATAGGTAAGAATAATGACTTAGTTGATTTGCGTTTGTCTTGAATAACTTCGTTATATTTAACCGTTATAATCTTACCAACGATATCCTCAGCAACCATCTCACGGTCTTCGTCATTGAATCCCGAACCTACGTTTACTTCAAGTCCACCGTCAGCACTAACGCAAGTAACAGAACCCATCTTACCTTCAATACGTCCCGTGCCTTCATTCCAAGCAGTTACTAATAAGTCTGCTTCAAGTTCTGCTTTCATCTTCACTTGATATTTAGAACGTTTATCTTCCCACGGTGAGTCACCATTCTTAAGAATAATACCCTCTTCACCATTATCTAGTGCTTGTTTAAATAACTCATTTGCTTGTTCAATGTTATCAACAGGAATAGATGCAATTGGTCTAATATATTCAATAGGGTGACTATTTGAAACTTCTTCCATACGCACTTGAAGTACACCGATTCTATCAAAATACGGTATGTTACAAATACCTGTCTTAAAGTCTTCAATTGGGATTAAGTCCCACGCTACCATTCTAACACGTTTAGCGTCTTCCTTTGTAATAGTTCCCTTTACTGCTTTATTAAGAATCCCGTTGCCAGTCTTACGGTCAAGGATTGTTACCATATCTTCAGCAAGAACAACCAACTCACCATCAACGACCGAACCTCTAAAGGGATCTAACGACTCAAGTGTTGGTTTGGTATAAAATATCTCTTTCATATAGTCGTCAAGTAAACCATGTAATTCAATTTGCTTACCGTTTCTGCTACGAATATCAACAGTTCCTTCTGGAGTAATAATGATGTTGGAGCGCATACCGTCCATCTTTAATTGTACCATAGCAGGATATTTGATATGTTTGAAGTTCTTTTGATTGTAAGCACCGGCGAGCATACAAGGATATGTTGAAATTGTACCTTTACCATATACTTTATTTACAGTTGACGTAGATACACCACACCTCAAATCACCACCAATGACACGTTCAATAACCTCAGCATCACCTGCTGTTAGGTTTTCAAGAATATCAACGAGGTGTTGTTTTGCGTTGTTACCCGTCAGTTCTCTCGAGGATAACTTATCAAGGTTGTCTAGTGCCCAATCTAATGGGTTTCTAAACTCTTTATCACCACGGTCGTAGTCAGGAATCTTCCTAATATAGTATTGTGTGTATGGGTCTAAAGTTGCCTTTAGTACACGTTCAAGTAGTTTGTTATCAAGGTTTTGTTCTAATACATCTACCTTAAATAGACGACTATTATCACTCTCTAACTCATTTAATATCTCAATTACACTTTTCATATCACTCTTTTTTCAATCATTTATAGTACCTATTATACCCTAGTTTGTCCTAAAAGTAAAGCGATATTTGATTAAAAGTCTCCAATTACATCCATTAAGTTCTGTAACTTATTCATCACGAAGTAGTTATATAACTTCTTACGTTGTCCAATAGGTTCTTTCTTAAATGCATTTAAAATATCATTCTGCAGTAACTGAGGCACTTCATCAAATTGAGTCAGTAACGAATTGCGTTGCCATCTTTCCATCATTTCTTCATTACCTTCGCAAATCTGTTCTGGGGTTTGAGTCAACCAAACGTCTAACTTCTTCTTAGCAATTGACGTTTGTCTAATACCTTCTATAAGGAAGTCGTCACCAGATAAGAAATTAGGAATACCATCACCACGGTCACCACGGATAATATGTTCTTTAGCGTATGCGATTGGGTCTGGGTGTCTTACCCACTTGCGTTGCATAGGAGAATACTGCTTAACATTCTTGTACTTATGCAGTTGAATAAAATCCTTATCGCTTGAAAGGATTAATACTTTTTCTTCCATGTGCTTATATTTTGATAATACACCGATAACATCATCTGCTTCAGCTGCCATTACCTCAATCACCTTATATGGGAAGTTTTCTTTTAGTTCTGCCTTGATATTATCAAACCATCCGAATAGGATTTCCCAATCAAATGCCGACTTATCTCGACCACTCTTACGAGCATGTTTGTAATTAGGAAATACGTCTCGTCTCCAATAATGACGTGAATCAATACATAGTATCAGTTCACCATACGTCTTACCATACTGTTTACGATAACTTCTTAATGTGTTAAGAATCATATGACGAAGCAAATCTTCACTTACATCGTTCATTGACTTTGCTTGTGACATCAATCCACCCACCATAACTTGGCTGTAGTCCACGAGTATCACGCCATTACCTCAAATATAAACTTTTTAAATTCTTCCATATCCCTCACCTTCACATCCTTAATTTCAAGGTCAACGTCACCCATTGTAAACAACAACGTACCTATTTCTAAATCAAACCCTTCAGCAGGTTTAATCTTTTTCACTATTGGTTTCTTTTTCTGTTCTACCTGTTTATTTCCAACAGGCATCTCATCCATAAATTCCATTTAAATCACCTTTAATTCCTTAATAAATTGGTCAGTCACGTCAATCGATTTCCAACCTTTAATTTGTTCATATAATTCAGCACCCTTGTCTTTCAACTTATCAAGTTCATCTTGACATAATGAATAGATAGGCATGTTGATTAATATAGCAATAATCTCTTCTGAGTCGTCAGTAGTATCACTTAACTCTTTAAAGATTTGTTTTCTGTTCTTATTATTAAAGTCCAATTCACCACTGATAATCTTACCGATGAAACAAATCTTTGCTAGAATGAGTTCTAGGTCTTCAGTACCTTTATCAACCAACCACTCATAACGTTCTACATACTTAGTGATTCTATAATCACAAAAGCCTTTAACAATGTCAATGGTATTATCATATACCTTTAACTGTCCTTCTTGGTTGATAACCGTTAGATTTTGGTTTAGTTTCTTCTTTAATCTAAACATAGTAATGATTTGATTATCAGTCAAAGTCTTACCACGTCTTAATGTTATGTCAAACTTAAAACCAGAAGCATCACACATATCCACATACGATACGATTTTACTTTCAGACTCTAGTTTATCAAGTAGGATAACATACGACTCACGAGTGAACCCAACAGGAACTTCAGTAATGTTTAACTTTGTAGAACCCTTTAGTTTATATACTCCTGTACAAAACACTTCACCATTTACTTCTTCAATCTTCCCATTGAATCCAGGATAGGTAGGAAGTAGTTTCTTTTTAGATATGTTTTTACCACTCAAATGAGCACTACATAACTTAGCAAGTTCTTTGGGGTCATGAGGCTGTATCTCGGTTGCGAATCCGACCGCTATGCCCTTAATACCATTCACTAATACCCAAGGGATGATTGGCAAATAAAACGCCGGCTCGGGGTCTTCTGGGTCTACAGAAGTCTCTGTGACCATAGTATCAGCAAAATACTGTTCAAAGTTCGTATGAGTCTGAACATATGTATAACGTGCCGCTGCAGCCTCAGGAACTAATCTAGAACCAAAAGAACCATGACCGCGTAGCAACGGAACGTTATTAACAAACGGTTGTACCATCTTAGTAATTGCTTCATTTAACGAAGCATCACCATGGTGATAGTTTGCCTGACTAATAACATTACCACTTAACGATGCTGTTTTAATTCTAGCACCTTTGGCAGTCTTTAATGCCGTGTAAAGGATCTTACGTTGAGAGGGTTTTAACCCATCAATCATATGCGGAATAGCACGACTGTATAGCACGTACTTTGCATAATCCTTATATTGTGTATCTATTAATTGTGTTATATTCATTTCATTAACCATTTTTTACGAGGTAGAGAGTCTTTACCAAATACAGTCTCAAGACTTCTAGTCGCATCATCATCAAATTTAATCACTTCGGTCACTGGGTCATTAATCATTAAGTCATATTCTTCAATACTCAAAGAACCCAAACCCTTATTATACTCTATTTTCCAATCAGAGTCAAGTTTTGCGTCAGAAAAATCTTTTAAGTCATAAAACCGTTTGACTTGTTTCTTTTTCTTAGCAATAACAATAGGGGACTTAATGAATAACAATCGTTCTTCATCAAACAGTTCTTTCCAATATGAGAAGAAGTTGACTAATGCGGCTGCAATAGAGAACCCATCAAAGTCGGCGTCAGCAAGGATGCCGATTCTACCATAGTTCAAATCAGTAGCAGTTTCACCAAGTTCTAAACCAAGAATACTCATCAACTCAGACAATTCTTTGTTCTTCATAATATCAGTTGGTTTGATTTGTCGAACGTTTTTGACTTTACCTCTTAAAGGATAACCTCCATGAATAGCAGTTTGTCTAACGTTAATCAAGTTACTGATAGCAGATTGACCCTCAGTGAT